TGTACGATACAATAATATGTTGGCTGGTATATCTGCGTTCAGAGCTGGACTAGGTAACGGTGTACAGTTACTACTCAGACCTATGACAGCTATGCTAGGTCATGCTGTAACTGGTAATATCGAAGGCATTAAACGTACTATATATTATAATGGTGCTGTCTGGGAAACAAACAGACGTGCACTAACTGATGCGTTTCAGATGATGAAAAGGACGCATAAGGACCCGACTGCTATGATGGCACAGTTTCGTAAAGACTTTATATTTAAGACTGACAAAGCTTGGGACATCATGGAAGACATGGCTAAGTTATATGAAATAGATGGTAACTGGGGTAGAGCATATCAATTAAAGACGGCTGTTAGATTAAAACAGATAGCTGGTATGAAAGCATTACGTTATGGTATGACTGCTATGGTATTTCCTGACGTATTTACAAGTACACACCTAGCACATTATTTATCTAGAGCTAAAGCTTATGAAGATGTGTTTAGTGAGTTTGGTAGTACATATGGTGATCTAGCACAGAAAGCTTTACTTAAAGCAGAGAAGATGCATTACGACTCTATGTTTGATGCTGATGGTTTAATTAAAGACAAGACACTAAAAGCTATGGCTGGTGAAATACAGTTAAACTTAGATGACGGACTAGCTAGCTACCTTACAGATGCTACAACAGCATATCCTATACTTAAAGAAGTTATGGCGTTCCCACGTACAGCTTCTAACTATATGAGAGCTGCTGCATCATGGACACCTATTACATTAATACCCGGTATTAGTAAGTATAGTAAAACTATATATGCTAAGACAGCTGACGATATAGCTGAAGCTCTCATGGAGCATGGTATTGTTATGGCTAAAGAACCTAATGCACAAGTTATCTTTGAGAACTTACGTGCAGAGTATGTAGGTAGAATGGCGTTTAGTAGCTTACTTGTATCTACATTATTTGGTTATGCTATGGCTGGTAACATTCGTGGTAACGGACACTACAATGCTAGTGAACGTAACAAGCAAAGAGACCAGATGGGTTATGAGCCTAAGACTATACGTATAGGTGACAAGTGGGTAAGTTATAAAGGTATTATAGGTATTGAACATATCTTATCTATCATGGGAGATCTAGCATACTATGCTGGTGACATTGATGAGAACCTACTTGAAAATTGGGAATCTAAGTTAGCTTGGACTATCGGTGCTACATTCCTAAACGAAACACCTTTAGCTGGTGTAGAACCTTTATTTGATGCTCTTAACGGTAACGTACGTGCATTTAACAGACTTGTATCACAAAGTTTATCATCATGGATTCCAGCTAGTGGAGGTCTTGGTGTTATTGCTAATGCTACAGACGCTGCACAAAAAGATATTAATGGTGAAATTATTTCATTTATTAAGAATAGAATACCCGGACTAAAATCTACCCTACCTAATCAGATAGATATATGGACAGGTAAACCTATTAATGATATTGATAATCCTTACTTAAAAGCTTTAAATGCTTTAATGCCTATACAGATTAGCGGAAGTAATGAAGATTGGAGAGACTTCTTAAAAGATATAGAGTATAAAGGTTTAAGTATGCTTAATATGGATAGTACTGGATCATACGAATGGAAGCCAGAAGATAGAGAAATAATAAATACATATATAGGTGAGCAAGAGCTATGGAAAGAAGTAAAACGTATCATGAATCGTACAGATTATCAAGATCAAATTAAAGCTTTGAAGAAACTTAGAAATTCAAACATTCAATTAAATGATAATAAAATAGATTTAAAAACTTCTTTACTTCCATTACATAAAGATCTTAACAAGGTGGTCCGTAATGCTTTAAAAATAGCAGAAGCAAGATACTTACGTGAACATCCACATATACAAACATCTATCAACAACGCACAGCAAGCCAAGCAACGTATGGAAGCTGGCGATGTAGAAGGTGCTGCTGAGATACAGAAAAAAGATTTAGAGACAAAACAACTAATAGAATACGGTAACTAAAATGAGTGCTGTTACACAAAACAATCACAACGGTAACGGAAGCACCACCCAGTTTTCCTTTACATTCCCATATCTTAAGGCGTCGGACGTAAAAGTTAGTCTCGATGCGGCAACAACAACGAACTTCTCGTTTCATAATGCCACGACAATTCAATTCACGGCACCTACTGGAGGAGCCACCACTACACAAGAAGCTGGTGGTGCTCCTAAAGATGGTGTAAAAATCAGAATATTTAGAGAAACCGGTATTGACGATTTAACAGCTACATTTTATGCTGGATCAGCAATCAAATCACAAGATCTAAACGATAACTTTACACAAAACCTGTATGTTACACAAGAGGTAAACCAACGATTTCTTGATAAACTAGGTGGTGGTGTAATGACCCAGAACCTACAGTTAGGTGAAGATGTCGATATAATCTTTGAAGGTGCTACAGATAATGATTTTGAAACTACTCTGCAAGTAACTGACCCTACAGCAGATAGAACAATTACACTACCTAACGTGACAGGTACGATTGTTACAACAGGAGACACAGGTAGTGTCACAGGTACTATGCTAGCTGACGGAACTATAACCGCAGCTGACATAGCTACCGATGCGGTCATAGAAGCTAAGATACAAAATGGTGCAGTTACTGTCAACAAGATAGGAGCTGACGCTGTTAATGGTACTAAGATAGCTGACAACTCAATAGATTCAGAACACTACGTAGATGGGTCTATTGATAGAGAACACCTATCAGCTGACATTATAGATGGTACAAAGATAGCAGATGATGCTATTGCTAATGAACATATTGCAACTAATGCAGTTAATGCTGATAGTCTAGCTGATAACTCTGTAGACGTTTTTGCTTTACAAGCTAACTCTGTAGTACAGAGTAAGTTAGCTAATGGCTCTGTAGGTACACCTCAGCTTATAGCAGATGCAGTTGATGGTACCAAGATAGCAGACGACGCTATTGACTCAGAGCATTATGCTGATGGGTCTATAGATAACCAACACATTGCAAATGGTACTATACAAGCTGGTAAGATAGCTAACGGTACTATAACTACTACACAGATAGAAGAAGGTACTCTAGATAATAGATACTTTACAGAGACAGAATCTGATGCAAGATACTTTAGACAAGATTCTACTGAAACTATAGCTAGTGGTGATACATGGTCTAACTCAAATGCACATGTAGCTACTACAGCTGCAATCAATGCTCGTATTGTTGACCTTATAGATGATGTAGGTGGTTTTATAGCAATCGCTAACCAGACCAGTTTCCCTGCAACTAACCCACAAGGTAGCACAGGACAAGCAGCTATACTAAGTATTGCAGCTACCACAGCTACACTCACACCTAGCGGTACAACCGTTACAATAGCAAACGGTGCTGGAACAGGTAATACCGTAACTATAACAGGAGTACCTTCTGCTATAGCATCGGGCTTTGGATTCTTAGTAGAGTCTACAAGCACTTTACATGAATACACTTTTCACAGATTAGTACCAAAAGCTACAGAAGTTACAACTGTTGCAGCCAACGCATCAGCATTAGCTACCGCAGCTACAAACGTAGCAGATATCAATAACTTTGCGGATTTATATATTATATCCTCAAGTCAGCCTACAACAAGAGCTGATGGTACATCACTACAAGAAGGTGACTTATGGTACGATAGTAGTAACGATAACGTACTGGTATATACTGGTAGTGCGTTCTCTATTATTACACCATCTCAGTCAGTTCTAAACGATGTAGCTATTGTATCAGGTGCAATAACATATATAGAAGATCTAGGTCTTATTACTAATGCTGTAACTACAGGTAGCTCTAATGGCTCACTCGATATAGTTGCAGACGCTTTAGAAGATGAGATAACATTTACTGTCACAGCTGCTACTGGTAAATTTATTATTGATGGTGTAGATAAGCCTGCACTTACATTATACAAAGGCTGGACATATACATTTGATTTAAGTGATGCATCAAACGCCTCGCACCCATTCCGTTTCTCAAGCGGAGGTAGTGCTTATAATACTAATGTTACTGTTACTGGCACTCAGGGACAAGCTGGTGCAAAAATATCCATAAAAATACCAGAATCACAACCTACATCATTTATATACTACTGTACTAGCCACGCTAATATGGGTAACACCATAACAGTAAAAGATGATCCTATCAAAACATTAGCAGATATAAGTACAAAGATTACTACTGCTGCTGATAACAATGTTAAGATCACTACTGTAGCTAACAGTATATCTGATGTAAGTACAGTAAGTAACAACATATCTAATGTTAGTTCGTTTGCTAGTATTTATACTATTTCTGGTAGTGCACCCGGATCTCCTAATAATGGTGACCTATGGTACGACTCATCCACTAATGTACTTAAAAACTACAACGGTTCTCAGTGGGCTGCTGTAACATCCAACCCCGGTATACAGGATGTAGTTGACGATACAACCCCACAACTAGGTGGTGCGTTAGATGGTCAAAACAACAACTTAAACAACATTGGTACTATAGACGGTGCTAATTTACAACTAGACTTCGGATCAGTTTAATGGCAAAATTATTAAAATTAAGACGAGGAACAACCTCGCAACACAGTAGTTTCACTGGTGCCGAAGGTGAATGTACTGTTGATACAACAAAGGATACTTTAGTTGTACATGATGGGTCAGTAGCTGGTGGTAGACCACTACTACGTCAAGACTTAGATAATATCGGCACAGGTGTAATCACTGCTGGTATGCTTGGTACTAATGCAGTTACAGAAGCGAAAATCGCAACTGATGCAGTAACGGTAAATAAGATTGCAAATGGGTCTGTTACAGGTGCAAAGATAGCTGACTCTACGATTACTAATACTGACATAAACGCAAGTGCTGGAATAGCTTTATCAAAGCTTGCGTCAACAGGAGCTATAGGTTCTGCTGTAACTGCAACAACACAGTCTGCATCTGACAACAGTACAAAGATTGCTACAACAGCTTACGTAGATACTGCTGTTAGTAACTTAGTAGACTCAGCACCCGGTGCTCTCAACACTCTTAATGAGTTAGCAGCAGCGGTTAATGATGACGCTAACTTTTCTACAACTATAACAAATAGTATTGCTGCTAAGTTACCACTTGCTGGTGGTACTATGTCAGGTGACATTGCCTTTGGTGATAATAATAAAATTAAAATGGGTGCTAGTCTTGACCTAGAAGTTTATCACTCAGGCACGGATTCATATATAGCAAATGGCACAAACCAACTATATGTAAGATCCGATCAAGGTATATACATACAACCCGCTACTAACGAAAACGGAGTTGTTGCTTTACCAAACGGAGCTGTAGAATTATACAATAATAATAATAAGAAATGTGAAACTACAAGTGTGGGCGTTTTAGTAACAGGAGAAATAAAGTCTTCTACTGGTAAGTTTGTTTCCGATAGTAATGATTACATGCAGTTTAGTGATGATTCTCAATTAGACTTTTATATAAATGGTAATAACGAGTTTAGAATGGAAGCTGACGGTGACTTCCATGCAGACGGAGACGTTATAGCTTTCTCAACTACTACTGCATCTGACGAAAATCTAAAAGATAATATTGTAGAGCTTTCTGACGCTTTATCTAAAATACAAGCTATACGTGGTGTAACTTTTGATTGGAAAAAAACTGGTGAAAAGAGTGCTGGTGTTATAGCTCAGGAAGTACAAGGTATTTTACCAGAAGCTGTAAAAGAAGTTAAAAGTCTTAAAGATAACAGCACACACTTAACAGTAAACTACCATGCTTTAATGTCAGTTTTAATTGAAGCAATCAAAGAGTTAAAAGGAAAAGTAGACGTATTGGAGGCTAAGTAATGCCTGTACAAAGTTCTGGACAAATATCTAAACAAGATGTAGTTGATGAGTTTGGAGGAACTGCACCCCACGCTATGTCTGAATATTATAGAGGTGGAGGTGAAGTAGGTAGTGCTAATACTAATGTTCCGACATCTGGAGAAATCCAAATGTCTGACTTTTATGGTGCACAAGATGCGATTAGTCAAACAATAAATAATGGTACTACTAACGTAGATGCACAAACACTCTTCGGTACTTCAGACTTTCAATCATCAGAAACTAAAATTATTTATGTTCTATCTGGTTCAGAGATAGGAGGTAGCGGATTTGGTACTGGAAACAGAGCTCTAACTATACCATCTGGTATGGGTGGTACATTAACAATAAACAACGCTGGTACTATTTCTGGTAGTGGTGGATCACCCGGAGGTTCTGGTGGAGCTGGAGCTAGCCCACACCCTACAACTGGTTCTGCTGCTGGATCGCCCGGAGGTGGTGGTAATGTCGGAGGCGATGCTATTTATATTAATAGTAATAACGTAACCGTAATTAACACAGGAACTATCCGTGGTGGTGGCGGTAGTGGCGGTGGAGGAAGCGGTGGCTTCTCTCCTGAACGAGGCGGTGGACCCGGTGGTACTGGAGGTTCCGGAGGTCGAGGTCAAGGATTCGACGGAGCTGCGGGTGCTGGAAACTCTGGAAGTCCCGGTGGTATACGTCCCGGATATCCAAACAGAGCTGGTACACCCGGAGCTACTGGTGGTGCTGGAGGTAGCTTTGGTAACGCTGGAGGTGACGGTGGCTCAATAGGAGCTAGTGGCGGTTCTGGTGGAGCTGCTGGTAAGTACATTAAGCTAGGCTCTGGTATATCTTATACCCTAACTAATAGTGGCACCTTACAAGGAAACGCACCTTGATAAACGTACCCACCATAGTACTACCAGATATTAAAAAGATAGAGACTGTTGATATACCTTTACCTACTGCTGATGTTCCTTACTATAAACCTATGGTTGTACCACCCAGCGACCTTAAGGATGAACAAGAAAAACCAGTCGAAACTGTAGAAGAAAAACCCGAACCACCTACACTTAAAATACCGTTTATTAAACAGCCAATACCTCAACCTTCAACAGAGGTCGTCGTAGTGGCTGCTACAACGGCAATAACAGCTGTGGCAGCTACAACGCTAACACAGCCTATAATCGAATGGATACGTAAAAAGGTCCAAAAATTCCTAAACGATAAAATCACCAAATGGAGAAA